ATGGCTTCGATAATTCAGATCAACGGCAAATGGCGCGCTCAGGTTCGCAAGAAGGGACATCCCACGCAGACCAAGACATTCACCACCAAGGCGCTGGCGAACCGATGGGCCACCGCGATAGAGGCAGAGATTGAACGGGGAGACTTCAAGGATACCAAACCTCTGGGTGTAACGACCGTGGGCGATCTTCTGGACCGCTATGAGAAAGAAGCCCAGAGGCTAGGCACTGCTAAGAAGGAATCTTTCAAGGTACTAAGGGCCGAGCTGGGTGATGTCACCTTAGCTGGGCTGACTGGCGAAAGGATAATCGAGTACACCAAAAAGCGGGGAGTAGCCCCTCCTACCTGGTCCATGGAGCTGTCCTATCTGAACACGGTGCTACGCGTAGCACGGAGTCTGTGGGGATTCTCGTTCCTGGGCGACCCAATCCGGGATGCCAGAGAGGCGTTCAAGATGCTGGGGGTCGTCACCACCCCTCGGGAAAGGACTAGGCGCCCTACCGAGGATGAGCTTAAGACGCTGAAAGCGCACTTCAACACCTCTGGACGCTATCAGCTGCCCATGGCGGACATTGTTGATTTCGCCATAGCCACCGCCATGCGGGCCGGGGAAATCTTCTCCATCACGTGGGAAGACGTAGACGCCAAGAAGAAAACCGTCATCATCCGCGACCGCAAAGACCCAAAGCGCAAAGCCGGCAACCACCAGGTTGTTCCGCTGCTACCGGCTGCCTGGGAAATCATCCAGCGCCAGCCCAAGCCGCACAAGGGCCGAATTTTTCCCTACATAGCGGCGACCATCTCATCCACGTTCCCCAGGGCTTGCGCTAACCTGGGAATCAAGGATTTGAGGTTTCACGACCTCCGGCACGAAGGCACCAGCCGCCTGTTCGAAATGGGCTATGGTATCCAAGAGGTGGCCATCTTCACCGGCCATCGGAGCTGGAACCAACTACGCCGCTACACGCAGATCAAGCCCGAATCGCTACACAGGTAATGTCCTACTTCAAGCCACGCCCAACCGGACACGGCGGATGCTGGACCTGTACCCACTGGCACGGGGAAACTACCGACCAGGGGCGCACACATCACCATTCAGGAATTACCTGAGCCTCAACGGTTTCTAGCCCCATGGCTACGGATGCATAGTAGCGGTGCATTCCGTCAAAGACGGAATACCTATCAACGTGTCCTGGTAGCAACCTGACCAGTATGGGAGGCGTCCAGGCCCCGGCCATCATCGCACCAAGAACTGAGCACATTCTGCTCCTATCAAAACTTGGATGGCCGCAGATTCTGACCGGTGCGACTATCCTCTCTAACGGCAAGACTACGCAGCCAACCCAGCATTGAGGGCCGATGCTGATGCTCGTTTTTGCGAGACGGCTAGCCTCAGCCAGCCAGTCATCAGGTATTTCAAAATTGATATCCTCATGCGGGTGCTTGAAGTTCATGCAATGGCCACGTAGTCTCCAACAGACGGAAATTCCAACACATCGGGCCAGATTAGGCGATCCATATGTGCAGCCACTACCAGACCCTGAAAGACGCCGAGATGCTGTTGAAGAAATTCGGCGTGCGCGAGAAGCCCGCGAATCTGGGCAAGTACGACATGTGGCCGCGCTACCAGGGGCCGTTCGTCCGACACCCGCCCGAGCATGACGCTGGCGACGAGGCCGTGCCAGAGCGCGAGGTAGTCGTTGGCCGCTGGGGACTGATCAGCGCCATGACGAAGGCAGACGGCCTGAACAAGGCCGGGAAGCTCTCCACGTTCAATGCGCGCAGCGAGACGGCGGCTAAGTCCTTCACGTTCGGCAACGCCTGGCGTCGTGGTCAACACTGCATCATCCCGGCTGACGCCATCTTCGAACCCGACTGGCGGTCGGGCGCCGCGGTGGCCACACGCTTTACTCGTGTTGACGGCGCGCCGCTAGGCATCGCCGGCCTGTGGGATCGCTACCGGGACGCCGCCGGCCAGTGGCAGGAGAGCTACACGATGCTCACCATCAATGCCGACCAGGATCCCCTGTTCCAGAACTACCACCAGGCCGGCAAGGAAAAGCGCATGGTCGTCATCCTACCAGAGGGCGCATATCAGGACTGGCTTACCGCGCCAGTCGCGGACACTCAGGACTTCTTGGTGCCCTACCCGGCCGACCGGCTGGTCGCCACGCCAATGAATTGACCCCCAATAAAGTCGGATTACACTGTTTATCCAACCAGTGTTTTTCGCCATGCCGTTCAAAGAACCGCTCACCTACGCCGACCTCCGGGCCATCCGGGAGCGTCAGCCCTGGAATGCCGATGTCCTCGCCCTCCTATGGGAGGTGAAGCGTCTGCGCGCCGCCATGCTACGCCTGCACCAGGTGTCCTGTGACCTGAAGCGCCCTGCCGGCCTGACCGGTGAAATCTTCGACGATCTGCTGGCGGGCCTCGCCAAAGAACCCTGTGTTCTAGAGCGCGACCAGATGACCATGGAGCTGCTGGAATCGCCGCGCAAACTGCGAAAAGGGATGGCGCCGCGATGATCTACCACGACAATACGTACACCAATTCCCCTCCGACCCGCGACATCTAGATCAATGCCGGACAAGTTATCGCGCCACATTCATTCTCGAGAGGTTGCTAAGGCAGATGCACATAAGTTGGCCGGGCTGAACCGCAGGGCTACTTGGCGAACTTTTCCAGCTGCGCTTCTTCACAGATGATGTCGTCGTCACCCTCAACTTCCGCCGGCTTGGAGTTGAAAGCAGTGAAAAAGTGCTTCATCACCAGTTGGACGCCAGCATCGTTGACGTTGCGTAGATCCGGCTCGAAGAACATGCCACGGCCGGGATGACTGGCAATGATCTCGTAGGACGGGAAGTAGAAAACATCCTCTTCGTCCTCAGCGATGTCCCCTGCGACAGCCCGTAGAATGGACTTCGAACGCGAGCTCGCGACCAGCACATGATCCGCACTGGCAGTTGCGTTCAAAGGCACCGGCGAAACAGTCAGGAGCATCCGTGCGGACGGGTTGATCGCCTTCAAAAGCCGCCAGAACTCGCGCAGGTCGTCCATGACCTCGTTGTAGCGGTAGTTCTTGAATTCGTACTTCGCGGGGTCGTGGGAACCGGCAATGGTGCCGGCCGCAGTCGGGTACGCGGTGCCGTCCACTTTGGAAACCCAGGCTTCAGTCAGGCCCATGGTGAAAACAAAGACGTCCAGTTTCTCGAACATCTTCCTCACGGCTTCGAGATGCAGCTTGCGCATAGCCAAGACTTGCTCAGGCGTCTCCAGGCCCACCGGGTCAACGGAGGGGCGCAGAGCGTCAAAATACCGGCCGCCCTTCTCCCACACGATCTCAGCCGGCTTTCTAAGCCCTTGGGACTCCTGCGCCAACTGGAGCAACTGGCGGACGGTGTACACGTTCCCATAGCGGCATGAGTACACGTTGTAGCCAAACCGCTTTGCATCCGCCTCGGGAATGATGGAAGGGCACGGCTCCATGTCCAGGTACTCGGCGCCCGACTTCATCAGATAGCGTCCGATGTGCTGAGCGAAGCAACTGCCTGCAGTCGCAACCTTGTCCTTCAGAGACAGCTTGACGGGTTGCGACAGGTCTTCCAGGTCGAAATAGTGACGGTCTCGAACCGAGCGCCAAAACGATTTGGCAGGAAGATCTTGGTAGGGGCTTTTTGCGCTCATTATTGACGTCCCTGCGCTTGCGCGGCTTGTTGATACACCCGTTGCGCGAGTGCGATATCACTCGGTGAATATGCTTTCGCCGGGGAACTTGCTTGCGGCGCGACAGCCGCGGCCTCGAATTTCTCGCCGATATCGGCAAACGATGATGTCGGGGCGGCGATTGCGGCTTTGATCCAGGCCAGCCAAGCAGATGGCGGGAAGGAATGCCCCGAATGGCTAGTAAAGAACGAGCTCACCACCGCCACGTTTCGGCTGCGAGTGCGCTCAAAGAGATCAGCATGCAACAGAGCGGATTGTTTGGGAAAGTGCAGATCCCGCGAGTTACACAGGAAAATCACCGTTGCTGACGACTCGGCAACGAATGGTGCTGTTGCCATATCCGCGTACGGAAACACACCCGCGTCCACCCCAGGCCAGCAAAGCTCTCGGTACTCGGTGATGTGCAAATCGTTGTAGTTGCTGATAACACCAATAGGGTTACAAGCAACCGCCACACTGTTCGGAACAAACGCCGATTGGTATATCGCTGGGTGGCCGCCGGTTGAGCCGCCGGCAAAGATGACGCGTGACGGTTTCAGACCCGCGACCAGGCTGGCCACAAGCTCGCGCAGCGCGGCGGGCACATCCATATTCTGAGAGCCCGCATACCAAGTGGTCTTGAGCACCGGATCCAGGAGTAACGTCGGGTCAGCAATCGAAATTACATTCGCGACTCTTCGCAAGGGGGTAGCGGCGAATGCGCCTTCAAACACAGGCGTCGGTGGCTGGCTTTGCCGAACTGCTCCATGGAAAAAGATGACCAGTGGCGCCGGAGTGCGGTTGGTCGCGTGAGTCGCTACAACCTTTATGGGGAACTGGATTCCGCTGCAATCAACATTAGCGACCTCGCCAGCGGCAGAACCGGACCGAACGAAATTAATGAATTCCTGCACCGTTCGACTTTCAGACATCATCCCTCCGAAAATTCTTCCCTGCCGCAACTATGGCGGGGAGCTTTTCGGAGGATTGTACCGAACCCGTCGGGTAGGTCCGGCTCGCGCCATGATCTATGGCTTCGTCTTAGCAAGCAATTCAGATTTCTTCTGTCCCCCTGCTGTGCTGCCAAAGTAATAGGAAATGATGCTGGTCCAAGCGGTGCCCAGCGAACCAAGCAGGATGTAAAGCGGCTCCTTGCTAGCAGCTGGAATGGCGGCAAAGACCATCACCGACAACATGCCGAAGAATCCAGCCGTGACCAGATAGGCCAAGATTCGGGGCGTCCAGTCCTGCCGCTCCACCTCACGCTGACGGGCGCTGGCTCTGTCGTCTGCCGCTATCCTTGCCAAGTCAGCCTCGCTCCTAAATCCGTATTCAGCCATCCGCGCCGCGAAATCCTGTTCGGCCTTCTTCAGCTCTAGCAGTGTGCCAGGGTCGGCGTCAGCCAACTTGCGGGAAATCTCGTCATCTGTGGCATCGTCGCCCAGGCCCAGGGCCTTCGTAATCGCTGCCACAGCGCCGCCAGCCAGCGGGCCACCCAGGGCAGTCGCAAGCATGGGCGCTAGATTGCCTAACGCGCCCTTCCAATCAAAGTCCATCACGCATCCTCAGCGGCGTACCGCAAATTGCCGGCTACCCGGCGTGCCCAGCCCTTACCGAAGGTCGGCCAGGTCGTCAGCTTCGTGTAGAACTCCAGCCGTTCGGCGTTGAACCGCGCCAGCACGTCAGGCACCGACATGGCGCGCACAACCCCCAGCGTCACCGGGCCGACAATGCCGTCGTCCGCCACGCCCACGGCGCGCTGCAGAAAGCGGACGGCCTGACCTATCCCGTGATTGACCGCGGCATCGAACAGTTGGAACGCGATCGCTCCGTCATACTGATCGGCCTTGGCTCGCTCCCAGTAGGCACGCCGGTATATGGCTTTTGCCTGATCACGTGTCAGGTCGCGCATGGCGCCGCTATATCCTGCCTCGCGGGCGGTACGCAGGGTGATGCCCCAATTCGTTTCACCGCCCGGGTCCTCGGGATGGTTCACGTAGCCGCCCTCATGACCGATTAGGCGGTCGAATGCTTGATCGAAGTTCATCAGTTACGCCTATTCATCGTTGAGAGTTTTTGACACATCGCCAGGCCCCTTTTTGACCATCTGATTGATTAGCTTTCGCTCCCAGTCCTTGCGCTCCCCGTCTTTCTTGATTAGCAGCACATCGGTCTGTATCAGATGTACGCTGTTAACGACCTGCTCAAGCTTGTCGACGCTCTTGTTGGCGTACCACCAGTACCCGCCACCCATGAAAAGAAGGACGGCAACCGCAGCCCTCATCGTCGACTTGAAGCTGACCATTTCACGTTCCAGGAACGACACTCGTCCTTCTAAGTCTTTATGGTTCTGTTCCATTACAGGCGAGCCTCCAGCGCGGCTATACGCGCCTCGATGAGGTCAGCGCGCCGCCGCTGATAAGCCGCCTCGAAGACCGCGCAGTGGTCATAGCGCAGCGCCAGGCGCTTGCCGGCCGGAACCTGCTGTTCCACCTCTTCCTCAACGTCGTCCATGGCCGGAACCTGGTGCATGACGGCGCTGCCCTTCTCGTCCAGCACGGCGTTGCCGTCGACGTCGACCAGAGGAATATCCTCGTACAGCGGGATTTCCGTGGTTTCATCAACGAAGGTTTGCACGGCGCGCCCATCGACAACCTCGATACGTGGCACGCGCACCGTCTCGGTCGCAAAGCGCTGTCGCGAAACCATTTGCTTGACCTTTACTGTGTCGAAGACCTCGTCTTCGCAGAACAAGGCGTATCGCCGCGGGTCCAACCCTTCCGCCGTGAACGCCGCTTCGACCTCTTGGGCGATGTACCCGGCGTGCAGGCGCGCGCCGTCGTCGCCCTTCTCGGTAAGGGCATCGAGCCATTGGTAGATGACCGGCTGCACCTGTGCCCAGGCACGCATTTCCCCGTCGGTGATCGGGCCGCGAATCTTCTTCAATCGCGCGTCCGACGAGCTGATGGTGGTCGTGACGCCGTAGAACACTGTCCAGCGGTACGTCGCTTCGCCGCACGACTTCGTATTGTCCGGATTCGGGCGAACCGATGCCGGCGTCAGGTAGTAGGCGTCCGCAGCATTGACGCCGATGGACCAATAATCCGCCGGCCCTGACGCACCCTTCGCATACAGGATCTTGCCGTGGATAGCTGATCCCGGGATGGCGTAGACCAGACCGGCAGAGTCGCCCGTGTTGCCAGGCGTAGCGAACGCGTGAATGGCGTACTGCGAGTGCTCATAGCGCCACCGGTGGTTGCCGTTGATCGCTGCGCCGCTGATGCCAAGCCGATCATGGAAAGATCCCGAAATCGAGCCGATACGCTGACCCGTGGCATGGCACCAGACCGCGTTTGCGGTGCTACCGTCCAGCGCTTGGCCGCTGCTGTCGTCGATCGCAGAAAAGATGGACGTCCGCAGGCCGGGATGAGAGATTTCGACCGCGTTCTGTCGACTCCCTGCGCCAATGCGCAACACGATTGGGGATGTATCGTGCGCGGCCAACTGCACGTAGTTTCGGTTGCCAGAGAGGAACACCGATTGCGTATAGGTGCCATAAGACATGACCCCAAACGCTGCATTCCCAGCCGCCGACCCACTCAAACGAATTGCCGACCTATCCGCTTCCCGGCCTGGAGCACCGGTCTGGTCGAAAAGCAGACCCGAGAACAGGTTGTACGTGCCCTCGCCGACGATTAGACCGGCGTCACAAGCCATCCCGACAACGCCCGTCGCGACGTTGAAATCACATCCATCTACGCCGGGGGTGTCCTGTCCGTAAGCCAGTGCCCAATTACATAGGCGCGAAATTAGATGATTAAGGTTATTGTGCGTGGCGTCGTTCTTCAATTCGTGGGCGTAGCCGACGATATCCTGCGAATAAATTCCGCTCGCGAACGAAGTTATGGTGTCAGCAAATATCCAGCCGAACGAGACAGCCGCCGTAGGGTCGCCGTAGAAGCTGGAATTGCTCAGACGGTGGCCGGCGGTCTTTGAGCCCCCCCCTTCGAACAATACGCCCGTTCCTCCACCGGCCCCACCTGATCCGAAATCCCTAACCACAAGTTCATCAGCTCGGAGGCGCTGACCCGTCGCCGATATACCATGACCATCGGCGCCAGTAATCGATCGACGCATATTGAGGGTGATACCTCGGATCGTCGCGTCATCCTGCAAAGGCGAATTGATAAGGTTGCCTGAGCCTAGCCGAGACAACATTGTGGATTTTGTCCCGGCACCGACGAGAGTGCCGGCGGGGATCAAAGCTAGTGGCGCGCTGGTGCCGAAAATTCCGTCGCCGATAGTAGCGAGCCCACTCCTTGCCGCTCCTTCCGAGATGAGGGCTTGGAGCTTGGCAGTCTGGTCGGCCCCATCGCCGGCCGCGCCATAGTCTCCAGACGTCAGAGACTCCCTCATCTTGTCTTGAGAGGTTCGGGCAATAGCCCCGGCTCCAGACTGCTTGAACCCGACGACCGCGGAGCCACCTTCAGCGGCCAAATCTTCCAGAACCTTGGCCAGATCCTGGGGGGATGCGGCGCCGGTGACGTCGTCTTGCGACCAGACTGCTACATCGTCAGAGTCCTTAAGGACAAAGGTATAGATCTGGTCCACCAGCAGATAAACAACAGCTTCACCAGATGCATCCAATACAATCGGATTCGTATTGGCTGCGCTCTGCTGCGCGTCCTGATAGGTCGGCGCCGGCGTGGTTGTCTTGTTCTGATATGTGTACAGCTTTGCCCCAACCATCGGCCGACCATAGTCGTCGAAAGCCTGGAAACGGGGCAGGATATAGGACGCGACGGCCATTTCTTGACCTCAAATAAAAAGCCCCGCACGGGGCGGGGCAATAACGGATGAATGACGAACAGTTTTGGCGCGTCCTGATCGGAGGCGCGATTCTTGGAGCTATGCCGTGGATTACGTCATGGCTGAAACAGCTGATTCAAAGCTGGAGCGGCCACGACGCCCGCTGCAGGCAGGACACTGGATATGCGCTCAGCAAGTTGTGGTGCGATTTCTGGTCGGCGTGCTATCAACGCTGCCGCCAGGCGATTCGGCCCGGGAAGGTAAGGGATACTGGCCACTCCGAGTGACGCGGGGATGAGAGGGTTATACATGCCCGTTCCCAGCGCACCAGCCCCCAACATCAAGCGGTCCGATGTGCCGGAGTTGGGCACAACCTGATTCATCACCCCTCGCCCGGCATCGGTCAGATCCTGCATCAGTGCGTCACCGCGGGCGTACGCACCCTTACGTGCAGTCGAATCTGCCGCCCGGACTGCGCTGGATAGTTGTGCAGGCGTGAATACGCCGTCCGTGGCACCGACACCGCCAGCAGCGCGTTGTATCCGCGTGTAGTTCGCAAATGCCTGATTGATCTTGGACAGCTCGGATGCTGCTTGTGGATTGGACCGCTCCAAGGCGGATCGCAGGGACGACTGCAATTCTCCGATCGCCATACCAAGCTCGCGCTCGCCAGCGACAGCGCTGGAACGATAGGAATTGCCAAGCCGGCCCAACTCGGACTCAATTGCCTTGAAGTTCTGACCCGTGGCGCCACCCTGGGGCGTCAACCGGCCGACGACTTGATTGCGGACGATGCTCTCAAACTGAGCGGCTTGCGCAGGTGGCAACGTCTGCGTCATCTGTTGCAGAGTTCCCAACTCCTGGGCGAACTGGTTATCCGCTCGGAAGTTCAATCGGGGCATCAAGTCGTCATAAGCGTTCCCGATAGCGCGGCCTACGTCATCCACACCCTCACGACCAACTCGATTGACTGTCTGGCCGATCGGCGCCAAAGCTCGGTTCAGGGCAGCCTCATTGAATTCCTCGATCGCACGGCTGCGAGCCGACCGGATTGCATCGCCGACGATAGGAATGGACATGGCCTTGTCTTCCGCACGCTGTACTTGTCCACCCAAGATCTGACCGGGCGTAGGGGTGACACCTTCATCCATAAGCAACTGCAACTGCGAATTCGTCGAGGCGCGTGGGCTGATAATCCGCGAAAGCGCATTCCCAGCCCCCGACAAAGCAGCGCCGCCTAGACCGCTAACACCCATCTGCAATAGCTTATTGGTGGCGAAATCTCCACCTTCGGTTACTGGCTGAAGACCGCCCAGCATGGCACTTGAGCCGGCAGCCGTTGCCATAGAAGCCGGGACCGAGAGGCCCGCTGCAGGTGCCATAGCCGCCGCCAGGGGAGCGGTACCGATGACGTTGCCGGAAAGCCGAGCCCAATCGAACCCATCATTGCCGGTCGCCCGCCGGGCAGCCTGATAGTCCTGCTCCTGCTGCTGGACGCTCTGGTTCACATCTTGGGCCGTAGCCGGCGTCATGCCGAGAGCACGAGTGACCGGGCCAATGATAGGCAGATCGTTGACATACTGCGTAGCGGAGTTGACGGCATCCACCACACCGCTAGGTGCAGCGTTCACCAGCAGCTGAGCGCCCGCGTTCAGAGGGTCGACAACAGCCCCCTGCGCCATTCGCCCAAACGTGCTGGCTTGGATCTTCTGAGCCTGGGTTGCCTCAGGCGCCGTCGGGGCGCTCTCTTGAGACATTTCCACACGGAGGACGCCATCAGGACCACGTGACACCCCTTCCTCTGCGGGTGCAACCGGTTGCTCGGTGGCGGCTGGCGCCTGTAGCCCCAGATGCTGGAAGATCTCGGCGTCCGAGTACCCGGCCTCCCGAGCCCGGCGCAGACGGTCCGCAAACCCCTGCGACTGGCCCAGGTGCTGCATGATCTCCGAATCGCTATACCCAGCATCGCGAGCAGCCTTTACCTTCCCACCGAATGATTCCTGCACCGGTGCGGCAGTGGCACCAGGCAGCAACGCCTGAGCAGCGCGGTCCAGAACCCCACCGGAACGGCGTACCAGGTCGGTAGCGGCCACCAACTTGCGCTCATAGTCTGGGTCCTCGGCGTAGCCGCCGGCCTTCAGGGCGCGGGCATAGGCTTGGGCATCAGAACCGGAATTCAGGGCGCCCTGGTAACGGCGATTGATCAATCCAGCGAAGTCCTGGCCGAATGCCTCCGGGCTCTCATAAGCTCGGTAGCGATCGACGCTGCCGGTCATGTTATCGGTTGCCGACACGCCACCGCCGGCGAAATCCTTGATGTTTCCCAGGTTGTTGGTGCCAGGAATGACGGAGCGGCCCCACCCGGTTTCCAAGCCCCATTGCCCAAGAAGGACGCTAGGGTCCACCCCGATCGCCTGGCCAACTGCCGCGGCCTGAGGTCCGTACTGCTGCGCGAATTCCTGCGGAGAGGCCATGTCAGTTCCCGAAAATGTCGGTCAGGCTCGGGCGGGATGCAGGGCCGCTAGGCTGAGCGCCGGTTTGTTGGCCTGCGGCGCCAGCCTTCCGGCGGGCGCGCTCCAGGCCGCTGGCTACAATTCCACGCAGTTCCTGCAGCGATTTCACGAATTCCGCCTCGGATTGAGCACGATCCAGGCGGGCAATCGCTTGAGTCGCCTTCTGGCCTTCCACCTCGGTAATTTGGCCGCCACCCTTCAAGGTTTCGAACGCTTGGAGGAACGCTTGCCCCTTGATCTGGTCAAGTACCGCACGGAAGTCCGCGGCGTCCGTTCCAGGCAGAATCGGCAGCATCGACGAAGCGCCAGTAGCGTAGCCGCGCCCCGGGTGGTTGATCGCTTGATCGATGACGCCCATTATCTGGTTCGCGGTGGCCTCGGCTTGGCCGAAGCCCTGTTCGTTCTCCACCTGCGCCTTGCCCTGCGCGGTGCCGCGTGCCTTGGCCTCGGCGACCGCTTGCTGCCCGCCAGCATCCAGCGTCACAGGCATCAGCGGCTGGCCGTTCGGCCCCGTGGGGATCCGCACGTTGCCGTTCCGGTCGATCTGCGCAAATCCTTGATTGGTCTGAACAGGCGCGGAGTAGGTACCACGCTCCAATTCAGCGATCTGCGCGGGCGTCATGAGCTGCCGTGCGATTCCAGTACGCCACTGTCCATAGGTAGCGGCGTCGGCCGGGATCTGTCCCAGGATCTGCTGTGCAGTTTGGGGATCCAAAATGCCAGATTGGAGGCCGCTTTCCACATAGGCGCGGGCTTGGTCCGGTGTCTGGGACGCAGCGATTCCCTGTCGCGCCCAATCCTGGCGTTGCATCGCGAGCTGGACGTTTTGGCGCTGGTCCTGCTGCGCCATCCGGGTTTGCTGGTTCGCCATCTGGGCGTATGCCGGCACCATGCTCGGAGCGGCTTGCGCGACTTGACCCAAGCCCCCGGGCGTAAGCTGCCCTCTCTCGTCGAAAACCTGCCCCTGACGCAGCACATCAGCCAAGGCATTACGTTCGGCGCTCATTCGCTGTTGGTCAGCTACGTCCTGCTCAGCCGCACGCAGGCGCGTAGCGTCGAACAGGGCATTCGTATAGCTCTGGATCTGCGGGGATTGGTATTGCAGGGGGATAGACGCATTCAGTGCCATGGGTTACCACCATCCGTTAATGCCTTGACCACTGCTCAGGCCGCCAACACCAGAAGACGGCTGGAAGGTACCGCTATAGCCACTGGTGCCTTGCGGTTGCCGTGCTAGATAGCCCTGCAGAGAGTTCGTGACGCCTCCCAGGGCATTGCTCCACGCATTCGCCTGGCCCATTGCACCCGCCGCGGCGGCGTTGCCCGCTTGAAGTTGGGTGTCAGCGATCTGGCTTGCGGCGCTACCACCAACACCAGCCAGGGCATTTGCCGCACTCTGGCCTACACCCGTAACGCCCATCAATCGGTTGAAAATGTTGTTTTGGCCCGTATTGAAAGCATTGAAGCCCGTCAGATAGTCGTTGTTGTAGCGACCGTAGGCATTCTGGTATTCCTGACTGGCCAGGCCCGAATTGAACGCCGCCAAGTCCTTGGCTGCGCGACCAGAGTTCAAGCCACCACGAGCAGCGGCCATGCGTTCAATGGCTTGCTCTCCCTGCTGCTGGCGGAACTGGTAGCCAGGATCGACCTGGAAGTCGGCAGTGGAAAACGGCTTGTATTCCTTGTAGGTGTCCAGCAAGGAGCCATACAACGGGTCTTTCTGCGCTGCAGCCTGGGCCGTCTGCTGTTGCTGCAGCCTCGCCTGGATAGCCGCCTCTAAGCCCGCCTCGTTGATGCTGCCGGAGCCCGTACCTCCGCCTGCGTTGTTGGCATAGGCCCAGCGCGTATAGGGATTGCCGGCGTCTCCGCCACCCTGGTACGTCAGCTGATACCCCCACTTTTGGGCCTGCGGGTCGTAACCCCATTGCGCGCTCGAATAGCCCTGAGCGCCGGCGTCGTTGCCAAGCAATGTGCGCAGGTCGGGCGGGTTCCCCCCCATTCCTCCAGCATTGCTGAACTGAGGCAGCAATTCTTGGCGAATCTGGTCATAGGTCTGCGCGCTCACGCTTTGGCCGTTCGGCCCTACGCCACCTAGACCCAGACGGTAGGCCAAAGCATTCATCCCGGCTTGGCCGAATTGGTTGTAGGGCTCCAGGTTGCCCCGGTTCTGCTCATACATCCAACGTTGCGTCTCGGCCGCCTTGTCAGCCGCTTTGACCTGGGTATCCGCTGCCGAACTGGCGGCATCCGATCCCATAGCACCGCCAACAATGCTGCCGACGCCGCCTACGATTCCGCCTACTGCTCCGCCCATTTGGACACTCCCAAAAGAATAAGATCTTGGCGCCGTCCATTACGGAGCGCCGCGTGTTTCAGCCGGCCTTCTTCCTGAAACCCCACTCGCTTGGCGAACGCCACGGCGTGCCGCGTGCCGCTAGGAATCAGACAAAACAGCTTTTCGGCGGCTGTGTTCTCAAACATCCAACGAATACCAGCTTTAGCTGCAGCATCTGCATTGCGGCTGTCACCCATGAAGGAATGGCATTCCCAGGTGATGGGGTTGATACGCTTCAAGGCGAAGACTCCAGCCTCCCCGTCGCGCAGGTAAATCACGCCATCACCCAATACCGGCTGGAATGCCTCTGCACTCCCCCCTTCCTGCACCCATCGCCAGACGCGAGGGTCCGTCACCGCATTACGAATAAAGGCGGGATCGGTCGTAACTTCCATGGAGATCAGGACCCCGACGTCTCGTATACGCCACCAGCGATAGTGATGGTCGTTGCAGTGTCAGCCAGCGCCTGCAGCGTCATACCAGTGCTCATATGCAGGCCGATAGCCTGCGGGGGGACATAGGTCTTGTTCCCGGGGATGCTGAACGCGCTTACGATCATGTTGGACGCGCTAGGAGTCCCGCCGCTCGGAACTCGATGCAGAGTGACGGTTGCAGCAACCGTCCCGGTATTGGTGAACGACAGGTTATTGATGGTAGCCACGGTTCCGCCACCGGGCGTGGTGTAGTAGATCGCCGCGCTCGTCGTGAGCTGGGCCGCGGGGATCGGTACGGGATTACGTTGCATGTTGGTTCCTGGTCAAACTGGTTCGAATCCCTGCCCCATCGTCATTTCGATGGCCAGGGGGTCTGGACGCTTGGCAGGCGCCAGCACTTCGGGGAAAAGCGGATCTGGTGCGGTCAATTGAGCAATCGCCATCTGCATTTCGGCAGCTACCGCCGCGGCCACCATCTCCTGGAGCTGCGAACCACTCACCAAAAGCAGTGATTCAGTCGCTATTGCCGCATCCTGCGGTGCTTCTATAGCTACGGGGGCCAGAAGGTCGGCATCTGGATTGATGATGTCTACATCGCCGCCCGTGCCACCAACGCGCACAGTGAACTGGCGCAGCAGCGCCATGAACTCACGGGTTGGATAGCCAATGCCGTTATCCACGACGATCAAGGGGGTTCGCGGATTGGGCAGGTTGATCGGCGTGACCTGCTGAATTTGCTCGGCCATCACGAAATCCCCTTCTCGACGTCCGCGTACGCACCAAGAATCACGCGCTTGACCGGGTCGCTGATGCTCACCTCAAATACACGGTTTCGGCCACGCCCTAGGCGATTCCACTTGGCGCGGGCACCGTACTGGCCGATCTTGCCCATCGTGGCCTCTCGGCGGTTGCTCCACGTATGGCCGCCATCGTCCGAGTACCGGAGCATCATCTTGGGAAGCTCGCCCTGGCCGGTTGGCAGCCCTACCCCTGCCTCGATATCTACCTGCAGCGACGAAAAGAATAGATAGTGCTGCTCGTTTGCCAGCGTTGGCGCCGCCCGTAGCGACAGGATGGTCGACCCGTCGTCGGTAAACGTATTCAAGTCCAGGGCATAGAGAACCCCGTTCTCCCAATCCCCGACGATGTTCTGGCCGTTAAACGCAGCGTGGCAGTTGGCTCGATGGCGATGCAATTGGCCAGTAGACGTGTCCAACCACGCCCGTTCCGCCCACGTCCCGGTTGCCGCGTCATACGCCCACGTTGCATCCGCAGAGGGGAACGTCAGAACGTAGAAGGCATGGCCGTCCTGTTGATAGGTGAATGCCCTGGCGTCGTCGATGCGCGGATAGCTCTGCATCGCGAACTCCAGGCCGTGATCCGACATCCGAGCGGGGTTGTAGTTGGCCGCACGCCAGACGATCCCCTGCCCGTCCTCGTCTTGACCGAGCCACACTACCGAGTTATCGAAACGCTTGGCACTTGCCGGCGCCGCACATCCGACCTCAATAAAAGCCGTGCCGCTCGCCTCCAGAGGGAATGTGGCATTCCCGGTGTTCTCGTATATCTGGATGGTGGTCTCGCCCAGCATCCACAGCTGCCTATGGTCAGTCAGGTGCGTCACGATATTGTCAGGCGCACCCTCCGCACTGGTGAAATCGGTCCCGTCCCAATCGCGCCCGTCACCCAGGGAGCTAATGGAGAATTGCTCAGTTCCCGGGGTCTCAGCCACGAAATAGCTGTCAATGTAGGAAACCGTCCGGGCGCCCGATGGAAACTCGCTGTCCGTGATCCGGCTAAACGCCGCGCTGGGTTGGTCCCAGATATACCCAGACATTCCGTCGACGATCATCAACTGGCTGCTGTTCGCCTGGATGGATACATTCCCCTCGCTGGTGTCCAGCGTGCCGCGGAAGGTGGCAACCCAGTCTTTCGTGATGGAATACAGCCTGTTGCCGCCCACTACCCAAAGCTCACCCTTGAATACCTCAGCGGCGCGAACCTCGCATGGCGCGTTAGGCAACACCAGCTTGCGAACCAGACCAGGAGTCCCTATAAGCGCCGCTCCAGCACGGCCATTGGGGCCGCCTGTCTCCAGATAGAAGTTCACGCAGCGCTGTGCGTTCAGGTTCACGCTACGGGCGCGATAGGCAGGACCAACGAACGGGATTTCCATCAGTCGGCGTCCCTGAACTCGCGGAACTTCTGACCAGTCAATGCTGGATCAAAGACCGCCGACACCGGCTCGATATTGTTCCTCCGGACCGCGGCGACAGCGTTCGTCGTCAATTCGACCAACCCCGCCGGAATTGGCCGCTGGAACTCTCCGCATAGGTCCAATGCCAGGGTCAGCACCAGGGCGCGGTCATACCCCGGCGGCAAGATGATTTCGTCGGACGGATGATCGATGGGGAGAAACTGCGCTGCGACGATCAGATGCAACTCATAGGCAGAATCCGGGATCGGCCACAGGTCGATGCGCCCATTGGGCATCGCTGCGTCGTATCGCAGGAAATCCGGGCGCCCCTCCGTAGTCTTGTAGGCGACCGAGTTGAACTGGTCGTCGCCCACGACATCAATGCCGCGGTCAAGCTGATCCAGACGGGAAAACGCGCTTTCAATTCGCAGCGGTCGATCGGCCACGATATCACCGGTCGGGCCGATGCTGTAGCTGGCGGACCCGTTCATAGTGTGGACTAGCTCGGCGCGCCGATACACGCCCAGGGAGTCCAGTGAGAACTGCTCGATGATGCCGTTGAAGACCGCCAGCGCATCCTTCGTCTCATCCGCGGTGGGGCTTTCGCCTGGTGCCAGCACGCCGATGCGGCGCATGGCACGCTGAATCAGATCGAGCGCGTGCGCCATTACTCGTTCTCGGCCGCCTGGATGGCGTCTTTCAGCTTCTGCACGCCCCAGGTTCCCTTGGCGTCAATGCCCATCTCCTTAGCCTTGGCGAGCAATTCCGTCTTCTCGTCTTTGGCATCAAGGTCAGGGTTCTCGGCCGCCTGGATGGGAGCCTGACCATAGTCATGCCAGCCTTGGGCGCGCATTTCTGCCTCTGCGTCCTTGTCAGGCACGGTCGTAAACTCTTCGCCCCGATATAGGGCTTTGGGGTATTCCTGGAACATGAGGTCTCCTAGAGAGGTAGGCCGGGCCGAAGCCCGGCCTTTGCCTTACTCGGTGATGCGGCTGGCGTGGATGCCGCGCACGACGGCGAACCCGTACAGCACGTCGATACGGGTTGCTTCCTTGTCGTTCGTGAAATCGCCACCGGTCATCACACGGACGCTGAAGCCGTTCGGCAGGCGAGCGGTATAGCCTTCGCAGCCGGGCAGCACATCCAGGGGCACCATCGCCGTGGTGAAAGCGTCACGATGGAACATCAGATCCTGACGATATGCCGTGCTCGCGGCGCCAACGAACGTCAGGGCCGCCGAGTTGGCCGGAAGCGCCGATACCGTCTTATTGGGCATCGTGGCCTTCAATGCCGGGTAGATGCTGATGGTCCCCGTGGTGCCGGCCGCCGTGAAGTTCTCGGTGACCACGAACTGCTGCAGGTGGGCGTACGGCAGCCCGGTCAGCGGGTGCGTGGCGTAGACGCCGGCGATGGTGAACACCGAGCCCTTGGTAATGGTGTCCGCGGCGGTCAGCCCGCCCACGACCAACGAAGTGCCGGACTGACCCGCGCCGGAGACCGTTACACCCGCCACCTTGGAGCCGTTGGTGTGGATGGGGCAACTTTGGTGCTCGTAGAAGTCCGCGCCCTGGGCCTCGCCGATCGAGCCACGCAGGAAGCCACGATCGATTTCCTTCTTGGCGTGGAACAGCGCTTTGGACGAATCCACCAGCTCCAGGTTCGCATCGGAGCTGAACACCACGCTGCGGTCGCTAGCCGGCGCCAGGTAATGCTGCAGCTTGCTGCGCGCTTGACCGTACACCTTCATCTGGGTCGGCACGCTGCCGGGGGTTCCCACCAGGTTCGGGACACCGGCGTAAGCACGCTGAAGCAGGTCAGCCTCGACAACCGACGACAGGGTTTGGATTGCAGGGCGCAGGTAGCGCTCTTTGAATTCGCTCAGGTCGAGCTTCTTCTGCGCGGCGCCGAATTGGATACCCGTGTGCTTCTGGGTGTCCACGGTCAGGTTGACTTCGCGTTCGCCAAAGTCGTCGGGCGTGCCGCCTTCCGCGAATACGGCACCGTTGTAGACGGTGGGCACAGGCGGGATCTTGATACGGACGGTGTCGCCCTTCTTGAAACCCTGCGTGACGGCGCCGAATTCTTCTTGGCGCCCCTTGTTGATGTTGGCGATGAACGGCGCTTCCTCCAGAAACATCTTGGCGGACTCGCGGGCGAGCATCTGATGGGTGAGTACGTTGCTGGTAGCCATGGTTTACCTCATGCGTTTGATTTGCGTTGAGCCGACCACCACTCAGCGTCCGACATGCTGGCGGGATCCTTGCTGAATTGCCCGCTCGCAGTGCGATTGGGCTGGATGGGCGGCGGTGCTTTCGTGACAGCGGGCGCCGCAGCGCTCGCGGGTTTCGGGTCTTTCGCGGCCGACTTCAGCTCCAGCTCGATCACGGCCAAGCGGCGCACCTGCTGCCGAGGCGAAAGCTCAGCGAGTTCAGCGGCCATATCTGGGTTCTCCCCCAGGTGGTAGATCAGAGCGGCGGGGTCGTCTGCGTCCAGAATCGCTTCCATCATTGTGGTCGGCTTAGCCTGACCGCGTGCATCAACTTCCATGAGCTTTGCTTCCTTCCCCAGCTCGTCCAACTTGCTGAAGAAGTCCGGAAACTGCTTCTGCCCATCTGCCGCAATCTCATTGCAACGAGTGTTGAAGCGCTCCACCTCGCGCATCTGGTGGGCACGCTGCTCCACGTCCTGCTGGGTAAGCTGCGTTTCCTGTTGCTGCCCATCACCAGCCGCTTGGCCGCGGTACTGGCCTAGTTCGGCTTCCAGTTGACGCAGGCGCGCCTCGCCTTCGTACTTCCCCCGGGTGAGTCGGTCGATTCGGCGCTTGAGCGCCTTGTTTTCCTTCTCGGCAGGGTGGAGTTCCTTGGGTTCGTCCTTCGCCTGTTCGGTGCCGGGCTCTTGCGATTGGGTCTCGTCGACGCCGTTCGCCTGGGTCTGGTCAACCTGATCCGTCTGCGTGGTTTCGGGATGGGTCAGTTGCTCTTGTTGCACTTGCTCAGTCATTGCTCGATCCTCAACGGGTCTCATCCGGGAAAATCGGCGCCGGAAGTCGCCGGAAGCGGTGGCATCGCGCCGGTGGGCGCAGATGCAACAACGCCCGCTGAGGGCGGGCGCTGGGGTTCTTGATTCGGTTGGGCTGGTCGGCCGGTCTGGTAGGCGGACGCCTCCAGGATCGGCGGCGGCTGCATTCGCTCAAGAAGCAGTTGCACGAGGCCCTTGATCTCTTCGGCGTCCTGGCGGCTTTGCGCGTTGATCTGCGCCACCTCAATACGGCTTTGGGCATCGATTCGAGCCTTAGCCAGGCCCGACTGTGCGTCTTGAAGCTCCTGCGTAGCCTGCTCCAGGGCCTGCTGCAGTTGTTGAAGCTGCTGGGCGACTTGCGGCGGAACTTCCTGCTGCCCCTCTTCACCGTCGCCGGTAATCTGAGGCGGAATCGTGCGCTTGATGCGGTCAGCGATTCCCTCTGCGCCAGGCCAGTCCAGATTCTCGACAACCTTGTCGCCCGCGATGTCCATCAACTTCGGCCACGCCTGGGCAAGATTCGACATGCCTTCAGCGGCTTCTTGGCGCTGCGTGGTATAGCTCGGCCCTGCGGATATCGTGACGTCATACTTGCCGATTGTCAGGTTGTTCAGCACCCGCACTACGGCTCCCTGCTCGTCCATTACTGGCTGATTGATCTGCGCTGAGGACATAGACTCGTCCTCGCCGCGGATCCTGACCACCCTAGCCGTGTCGTAGATGCGCGGGATCATGTCGACGATGCAACGACCGGCATGGCGCACTGCCCGGTTCAGGTTGTCAGTGAAGTGGAAGTTGGAAACGTCCCCTTCGCGCTGCCTGGCCAGGATCGCTCGGCCACTCGTCTCATTGCCTCTAGCCCCGAGACTTGCATCGTGAATGCCTGTCGTGGCTTTCAGGTCGTCCACGGCATGCATGGCCATCTGAAGCACGCCAACGGGCACATCTGCCATTGCCTGGCGCTGCGGCGGCGGCGCCATGACACCGCCCAGGGTGACAGGCTTGTACTGGATGTACGGGTAGGTCTTGGCGTTGGCCGTGGCCCATTTTGCCTTGTCGACCTCAAACTGGCCTTCGGCGCCAATGTAGGGGGTCTTCGGACGCAGCGCCACCTCTTCTGTCGCGCTGGTCATCCAGAAGTTGTACATCTGGCTTGGGTCCTTGGCGTCCCTCACCAACCCCTTGCGCGTCACCTTACCCTCAACGTCCAGCTCTTCCCCGTACACCGGGAACACAGGGATCCACTTGCACGGGATTTCCGCCTCTTCCAGAACGTCGCAGGCGGTAATCTTGGCCCAGCGCACGATACGACGCGTGGTGGTGCGCTCCGCAACGATTGTGATGCCAGCCGCAGCCGCGACATCTTCGTCCAGATCCTCCTTGTATCCGCTGGATCCGTCCGAGAGCATGACCAGTGTGGCCTTCTTCTCATCTATCCAGTAGTACTCGGCCACAGTCACCTGACCCTCAGGCATCCACCGGTTCGCGCTATCTCCAAGCGCTTGGATGGTGATACCGTCCGTCGCCTTTGCGTCCGGGTACTGACGCTTGAATTCCTCCTTCGACATCGTGTCGTTGATGAATGCGAAGCGCATATCAGAGCCGTCAGGACTCTGGCTGTACGGGTCGATGTAGACATTGAGCGGGTTGCGCTCACGCTTGAAGCGGATGACCTGGTTGAACGAATCGGGAGACTCGTATTCGGTCAACAGACGGAACACACCACGACCACAGGCCGCGGCGCTATTGACGGCGGTGTCATAGGCGACGTCGGCATCACTGCTGTATTCGATATGACGAATCAAGCCCTGAATAACCTCAGCCGTCTCGACATCGGCGCCCGAGTCCACAGGGTGAACCTTGATACCTGGGGTGTTTTGGCGCTGATCGTTCGTCACCTGGCGCAGGAACGCCGGAAGACGGTTGAACGTCATGCACGGACGGCCATCGATCTCCCGCTGTCGTGCTGCCTCCGCCGGCCATTGTTCACCAGCCAGAAAGCGCAAATCGTCCACAGCGCGGGCGCGGTCGTCGGAATCGCTATCCATGCATAGCGACATGCGCTCACGCGCCGTCGCCAGCAAGTCGTCGTATTCAGCCATTACGGGGTCGGCGTGGTGTTGGTGGCGATGGTTTGCAGTAGTGCAGTCTGGGCCTGCAGTTCAGCCAAGATCCCGCGCAGTAGCGAGTTGTCAGTTGCGCCCTCCGCGGCCGGATCGGTCGCCACATCATTGCTAGCCGGCGGCGCATCCGTCGATACCAGGGGCGTGAAATACTCTTTCCCTTCCACGACTTCGCGGATGGCCTTGTTCTTGGTGCCGGGAACGACATCAACCATGGAATTCTCCTTTCAGCCCATCCAGCCGCCGGACGCCACGTAATCATCGCGGGGCGCCTCGGTTTGGACGGAATTGCTCAGATCGTCAGCGACCTGGGCGAGATATCGAAATGCGTCAGCTCCATGGCTGTGCGCGTCATGAACTGGAGCGCCTGCAGCTCCTGTCTGTCTGTTGATATGCCTGCGATAGCGCCGCATATGCTCCAGCAGCGTCCGAACCCCTGCGCTCTGTGTGTTGAACCACACTCGCGGGAATAGCTGGCGAGCTCGACGGATACCTGCCTCGACCTCGCCACCGTCTACACGCATCGGCATGCGGCTAAACGCTGTCAGAACGTCAGCATCAGATCGCCCCGTCTGATGACGCCTTGCCCAACCGTCATGCGGCAGATAGTCGTTGCCCCAGTTCCAGCCAGTGCGCTGCGCCAGGCTGTCCTGATCCGGGCTGTTCAGGTAACTCTCAATGGTCCGGCGCTCGTCTTCCAGATAGTCGACGATGCGAATCTCTGAAGCGGCACGCTGGACCATGATGATCGCCATGGCATCGTTAAAGCCCAGATCCCAGACCGTGTGAACCTTCAACATTGGGTCATACGGCACGCGAGTAAGGCGCCCTTGCGCCTCGCAGGCAGCTATCTCGTTAGCGTAGATAGCGCCCTCTACCGCAGGCCTGCACTTGCCCTCCCAGACGTGCTGATATTCAGCCTCAGGCATCGTTGCCTTTGCATGCTGGCGCTCTTGCTCAAGCACAGCCGGGAACCATGGGTTATCCGACCAGTTAATCTCAACACTGATCGAGTCCGGCGGCGGAGATTTCACCGCCATTTCGTAGATCGGGTCGGTGTCCAATTCAGGGTTAAACGACGCCCAAATCTCAGACCCTTCACGCCGGATGGTCGGAATCAAGATCTTCAGGCTGCGCGATGTGATCGTTTGCGCCTCTTCAATCCAAACGATATCGACGCCTTCAAACGACTTGATGCTGTCAGCCGTCATATCAGATAGCCCGGCAAACAGGAACTGCGTGCCGTTCTTGCCCCGGATTTCATGCTCCAGGACGTCGTAGAAGCTTTCCAGCCCCAGATTCACGATCTGATCGCGCAACAGCTGGTGCACAGACTGCTTGATCGACTTCTGCACCTCCCGAGTGCAGAGGATGCGCTTGGGCTCCCCGGCACCGATCACCTCCAGCGCTCTGGCAATGCTCCATGACTTCGCTGAGCCTCGGCCACCGCGGACGAACTTGTACCGGCTGGGCTCAAACAGACACCTCAGCTTCTTAGGGAATTCGACGTTCACGGCTTACTTGAACGTGACATTCAAATTGTGGTTGATCGGCTTGTCAGGATCTCCGGCTAGTTCAGTCCGCGCCAACTTCGGCGAAGCGAATTCCGCGAGCTTGGCCAGAAGATCAAGCGCCTTGCCGGGATCCGCCTTGTCAGGATCGCCATTCCCATCCGCGACCTGAGTCAGCCACTTCCCCACGTTCTCGCTGTTGTCTTCCAGAACCTTCCGCACTGTCTCGCGGAACTCCTGCGTCACCCTATTGGGAGTGCCTTTGGCTCGTCCGCCTCGGCGCTCGCCAGGGGCAGATCCTCTCAGAGCCATTTGCAACTCCCTGACTAGTTTTGCAATGTGAAATCAACGGCCTCGGAAGATCCGATAAGCCTTGATGAATGGGTATGCCAGCGCACACACAGTGATCGACGCGCACACTGCACTTGCCGCAACGTATGCAAGAAACACCAGTAAGTCGTGCATTGCCGCCTCGCTGTAGAGCGAGCATTAGGCTGCCGCCTGCAAAGGTTCGCGCCTTCGGGATAGGGGGGGACGAAGTTTGTAGCGCGTTCCCGAGGCGGCAGTCTGATGCTCGCGGGAAATGAAAAAGCCCCGGGCGATTTCTCACCAGGGGCTTTCTGCAGAGGCACGTATACAGCCTCTACCCTTTACTCTATATAGCTCTAGACGCCTCTTCAACCTGTCTAGACAAAATAGGCTCGTATCCCGTTGCATATGCGCCTCCCATCAGGTGTGACAGCTGCATGTGAGCGGCTTCCAGGCGGAAGTAGTAGGCGGCGCGTGAGAGGCGAAGTTTGTCGTGCTTCGTCTTGACCGGACCAGCCCAGGTGTAATGAGCGGTGATGACCACCCGCATATCTGGGTGCAGATTGTCGATCGCCTGGTCAACACGCGCTATCTCCCCATCCATGGCGCATGCTTCTGGGCCGCTGTATCCCCATCCGTCATGCTGGACGCGTTCCTTGGAGAATGCCGCGGACGTTGGGTATCCCAGGGCTCCGGACTTACGGATCGCGTTAGCTCGGCCCCAATCGGACAATAGGATTTCAAGATTGGTGCGCATTAGACTCCCCCTGTTTGTTGCGCCTGGACTGTCAGGGCCACGCCGATAGCGGGCCATGCGTGGCTGGACACTCCGTACAAGGGGCCAGGTTTTGACTTGGTTCCAATCTGCGGGGTTGCTCCACCTCCTGATGCTGGATAGAGGTCGATAATCGCCTGGCGCACGTTCCCGTCCTTTGCCTTTGTCGTGCCGCAAAGATGCATCTTCACGTCCTTGCGGTAGACCAGCTTCACCGCCTGCGGGTCGTGCCATGCCTGGACATAGCGACCGATCCAAAGGCACGTCTCGAATACTTCCTTGCCGACCGGCATCCCGTAGCTGGCGATCATTTCGATAGCTAGACGCGTAGGGAACATTTGGAAGTGCCGGCGCGTGACCATATCCAGCATGTCCTCGTTGGGAAGAACGCCGGAATCCATCACGATGGATCCCACCAGCACGCACCACCCGGATTGCGCCGGACCAGGGTCGATGGCGAGCGTGCATGGTTTCCCTTTCAGCGTCCCAGCCATCGGATCCAGAGCGACGTCCATTTGCTTCATGCCGCCACCTGCGCCCGGAGAACTCGGAAGGGGTCGAACGTTCCGGGCTGGTAGGACTCGCGCAGCTCAGAGACGGTTTGATCCGTCTCTGCGAAAGCTCGGCGCGCCCGCTCACCATAGTCCACATCCTCCTTTCCGACATTCTCACCGGCTCCGGGGGAATAGGCAGGCATGCGCTTACCACCCGGCCGGCGGTGCCACGTTGATATATGAACCAATTCGCGTGCGTTCAGTTCTCTCGCGGCCACACGCACGTCATGCAGATTCGCACGAATCATCTCGCGTAGTTGGAAAATGTCCAGGGCTCCATTGACACGAAGGCGGTATAGGATCTTTCTTTCCAGTGGCGTCATGATCAATCTCCCTGCCCAGCAGCCCGCCGATAGCTGGGCCAATCAAACACGACCATGCGCCCGCCGCCTTCCCGGAGACGGTCTATGACGCGCTCGCCGAGGTAGTTTTTCAGTGGTTCGATCGCCAGATTGCTGATGACTATCGTCGGCTTCAATTCCTGATACCGCCCGTTGATGACCTCGAACAGGTACATCTTTTCCGTGTCGCTTCCGAACTGGACACCGACCTCATCCAAAACCAGTAGATCTGGCTCCACGAGATTCTGGATTGCCTCTGCCTCAGTCAGTTCCGAACCCTTACGGTAGGTATCCTTGATGGACCTGACCGCTGCCAGCACGGACGAGAACACCGCTACCAAGTCCTGTTTGATTACTTCCTGGCAGATCCCAACTGCCAGGTGCGTCTTGCCGGCGCCAACTCCACCGCAGAACACAAGGCTGCGCCCTGTAGTAAGGTGATCGCGAAAGTGGTCCGCAAAGTCGCGAGCAATCTCCAGTGCCATGCTTGGCCCCTCAGCATGAGGCAAGAAGTTCGCCAATGTCCTATCTGCAAATCGTGGTGGTATCGCGGCACGCCCTAGCAATTCGCTGGCGCGGCGTTGACGCAGCTCAACCAGCCATTTCGCATGTGCCTCGCTTGCTTCCCGCTCTTGCTGTTCCTTGATACATGTCGGGCAACCAGAAACATGGCCTTTGATCGAGTAGGCCTTGTACTCCCCATGCCGATCGCAGCGTTGGAGCGACTGCTCGACGTTAAAAAGTGCCATCCGCCGCAACCCCTGCTCGGTAGTCCTGCTGGCTGAAGTTTCCATGTGCTGATGCTCCGTTCAGATTGGTTCGTCCTTGCTGCCGAGGTGGGAATAGGCCCTGATACCCGGAAGCGATGCTGTTGGCGATAACCCGAGCCGGCTCGTAGCCTTCGGCTCGAAAGTCAGCAAGTTGCTGCAGTTGACGCTTAGCCCCCTCTTCCGTGATGGGCTTCTTTCTCGCCTTCCGGTCTGCAACCCAGGTTTCCCACTCGTTGCGATCAAGCCAGTCCGGCAACTCGATTGCCGAAGGGTCGAAGCCGTTCCCCCGCTTGCGGGGGTTAGGGGGTGTTTGTTTTTCTTCTTTATCTTTATCTTTATCTTTATCTTTATCTGTAGTGACTTCGCGGGACTCGTCGTGACTAACTTGTGACTCCTTGTCGGATACGGCTTGACGTTCCCGCTCACGCTGATCGCGTTTCCTCTCAGCGGCAGATTTGGCGCGGGTTTGCGGGTTACCAACGTCCTCCTTCTTGGGTTGGCGCTTCTCCCATCCAGTGAGTCTTCCACGGTCCATAACCCGGCCTTGCATCGCATCAAGGACCGCTTGAATATCAGCCTCTGTCACGTCCAATGCGCTCGCGATATCTTCCGCCGTGACACTCACGTGACCTCGCGTGACATTGCGTGACGCATCTGTCATGACATGCAAAGCCACGGCCAAGACCAGGGATAACGGTTGGGCGGATGAGCGCGCAATCGTCCTCCACTTTGGGTCGTTGGGCATGTCATGCCAGAGCCGGAACCATTCGTTAGCCATTACGCAGCCTCCAGCATTCCAGCCGCCGAAAGCGCAGCATCAGGCAAGGCCTGCCCCTGGACTTGCAGTATCTCGATAGCCCAAACCAGCAGGTCGCGCTGCTTGCCGTAGCGCGCCTCAAATCGTGCTTTGTAGGGGTGAACAGCGATCAGGCCAGGCGCTCCGGTTCCGTCTTGGTGGTGTCCCGCGCACAAAGGCAATACGAGCCAATGCGCGTCAGGCTTCGTGCGACCGTCGAGGTGATGAACGCTCACGTTGAAATTGCCAATGCCATCCACACGGCAAGCCATGCAGCCGCAGGTATTGCACAGAGCGTCATGGAACCGCTTCTGAGCGGTTGAGGGAGGTTTGCCTTTCATTTCCGCGATTCCAGATATGGCTTGCGCACGCGCTCATGGAAGATCTGCGCGGCGGCAGGGTTATGGTCCAGGTTGCGGCGGCTTTGAACGCCACACACGCGCAGGATCCATTCGCGGGCTTCGTCCGCGTCATCGCACCCGCAGAATTCCCAGAAGTGGACAGACTGGCAGAACATGCCGGCCAGCTTTGCCAGTTCCCCGCCTTTCAGCTCCGGCTGTACCTTGGGCTGCTCGTCGTCGCCAATTTCCACCGCCACAATGGCGAGGCGCTGACCTGCCGTCTTGCCCTTGGCGACTGTCATGGCTTTGAACGACGCAAGGTCTTCCTCGTCGCTTAGCCAAAACGTGACCTTGGCGCCGCCGTTATGGGTTTGGGACCAGCCAGCGAGCATGACCTCGCCCTGAAAAGCGACAGGAATCGTCATGTCAATAGCTCCCGCCGTCCGACTCGATACGGGTTTGCAGGTACTTGTAGGCCATACGTTCCAGCGCCTGCATGTCATCACGGCTAACCACAACTGCATCAACCGGGGCGATCTGCAGACCGATAGCGGCCAGCAGGTGGCACACCTGCTCCAAGTCACCCTTGGCACGACTGACGGTGCTTGCAGACGTTCCCATGAAATCGGCTGCAAGCTCCTGGGTCACCTCTGCAAGGCGGCGCAAAACCTCACCGTGAATGCGTGCACCGATCTTGCGGGTGTTTTCAAGCTTGGTTGGGGATACTGACTGGGTGCTCATTGAGTACTTCCTTATGAACAAAGAGCGAGGGGTGTTTCATGACTGAAACGGAAAAGTTGTTGATCAATGCGCAAGACTTGGCGCGCCGCGTGTTTGCGGAGCCCAGTGAGCGCGCAGTAATGGACCTGTTTCATGAGCTCTGCGCCGAGCGTGACCGCACGACATGGGCCACGGACGGTCGCGACATGGCGACGGTGCATTGATGTCATGCCGCCCTCGCCTCGTTGGCCGGTTGAGGATCTGCATTGGCCGGTGCCGCAGGCCGTCGAAGTCCGCGGACGCCTAGACATGCGCCAAGACGGGTCAGCGTCGTGTAGCCGGGGTTCGGAATCTGGCCACGTACAAACTTGGAGATCCACGAATGCGAGACGCCAGATGAGGTGGCAATGACGGGCCACTCCCCCCGACGGGCGAGTAACCGATTCCGAATATCTTGGTCGAGAGGCAGGTTCATGGCTGCACATTAGCAAAACATTGCTAATAGATCAAGCAACACTTTGCTAGCAAGACATTGCACACTGCGCGCATGAGCAAGCCCACCCTCAATGAAATCCTCGCGACGAACCTTGCCCGCCTTATGGAGAAGACCGGCCATAAGCAAGCCTCGTTGGCTGCGGCATCCGGGGTGGGACAGACGACGATTAGCCTTTATCTGAACCCCGGGCGGAGGCAGCCGAGCAAGAGTGGAAAGGTCCCTTCCGCCAAGTTCGGTGAGGTGGAGGCTCTGGCAGATGCCCTTGGAGTTATGCCCTGGGACTTGTTGCGTCCTGACGACGATGAGCAGGTTGTCGTCCAGGCACCTCGCAGACCGATATCACCCCGTGCGGGTGGTCTGGTAGACATGGACCACGCAGACGACCCATTCCCTATGCGCATAGCAGGCTTGCCGCCAGCGCCCTGGGAAGGCGGCAAGACAACCAAGCAGATGGAGCGTGAGAGTCACGGGCTGCGTATTAGCCAAGCTATCAACGTCGGACACGTGGAGGACTCCGGGTACTCTGCGAATGACCACGAATTCGTGCCGATCCCCGAACTCGACGTGCGCCTGGCCGCGGGGAAGCTTGGCATTGAGAACTACCAAGAGACAGAGATCGGCCAGATCTTGCTGCGCCGGTCGTTTCTTGAATCGTTCAAGCGGCCGATCAAGCGCATGCGGATTTGCTACGGGGATGGCCCAAGCATGGAGCCGGTGATCCGACATCGGAACCCGATGCTGCTTGATGTTCACCCTGTCTCGCTAGAGGACGTGCGTTCCCGATTCGTTTATGCCATCAACCGCGGCGGCAAGATGATCGTGAAATGCCTGGAGCGGTGGAGAGATGGAACCTGGATGGCGATATCCACGAACCCCGATCCAGCGTATCGCCCCTTCCCCCTCGAGCTCGACGACGGTGGAGACGTGCGCATCATCGGCACCGTTCTCTGGTCGCCCTACGATCTGCGCAATGGCGTGGACGAGCGGTTGTTGCTGGGCTGGCGCCAGGCTGCGGGATGACGAGGCGGGGTAGTGGGTGAAGTCGTAGTTCTGTCGCAACTTAAGTACTGCGGCGACAGCGCATACGGCAAGGTGTGAAAAAGCCGCCTGGAAGGCGGCCTAATGTTAGCTTTCCCACACTTTCCACCAGGGGCGGTGAGTGATCTTCGAGATAGGAGCACGATCCCATCGTGTCGCCAACCACTCAAATTCCTGGAACAGGGTAGACTTGCTTTCGCGAGCCCTAATCTCGCGAATGAATCCATCGGATGCGCGCCAAACCTTCATTACGTTTGAGCACTGGCTCATCTTGTATATGTTTTCATTGAAGGCCTTCTTGCGAATGCCGAGCGCGACAAACTCGTGATTGTTCAGCACCTTGAGGATGCACTTGCAATCCTCGGACGAGGTGTCCTGCGCAAGGGTAGCGAACGTGCCATTTGCTTCAGCTAACGCCCAAACCTTTCGAGTACTCTCGAGCAAGTCGGTGTCGCGCTTCTGATGCAGAATCAGATCAATAGTGGCCTTCTTTCGGGCCAATCTTCCATTGAAGTAAATGACTAGAACGGCGGCAACGGCAGATAAAACAAAGGCTCCTGTTTGGATCCAGAAGCCTAAGGATTCGCCTAGCCATGTGATCTTATCGGCTTGAGCGTCCAAGATCAGCCATCCCACCCCTCACGGGCCGGGATACGTGCGGCGACATACGGATTGTGGATGGTCATGGTGCTCTCCTTTTCTAACGTAGGCTCCCTCCGTTTCGTACAGGCGTGACAATGCACCGAAAGGGGTGGGGAGTGGTCCTGGAGGTGACTAAGCCGCCTCTACGGCTACTGCGAAATCTGGACTAACTTTCCGAACAAATTCTCGTAGCTACAAGAACAAGAATTCCGAACTAAGTTAGAACGTCAGATGCTAACGAAGTTTCGCAACTGACTTTCTGTTCTTGTTGACACGGCGACAACAAGCAATTGAAGTATAGACAATTCAAAGCAACTTTAGCTAGCGCTAATGTCTTCCGAACATTAAGTCAACAAAAAGCAAGATACGAAATTTCAAATTTCCTTTTTTATCAACAACTTAGATTGAGACGACAGTCTAGAGAAAAGATTTCCCGAACGCTCTAAAATTAGGGACATATAAGCTTTGCCCGGCAATAAGCCTGCTTTCCGTCCCCAATGAGCCAAATTCGGGCCTTCCTGGGCGCTTCAACCTCTTGCCCAGCCACCTCCGGGTGGCTCTTTTTAGTCCCCATCCAGCTTAGCCCGCCTTGAGCGGGCTTTTTTGCACCGCGCTTACCGCCAAACGACGCCCGCGCGGCTAACTAGCAAAGTTTTGCTTGACTCGACTAGCAAAGTATTGCTATTGTTCGATCCATGGCAGCCACGTTGCTGTCGGCAAGAACTCCACGGAACCGCGCCCGATAGGCATCCCTCGGCGGCAGACGTTAGCCCACACACATAAAGAGTCGGCATGGAGAAGAGGCTGCAGTACCGCTCTTTAACAACCAGCAAAGCGATAGAACAGGCCGATGGTCCTTCGGGACGGCTAGGCCCCGGGCGCAACCCTCCACCCCGGATGAAAGATCAGAGGCTATCCATTCCCTTGACCGGCGAGTTGTATTGCTGGGCCTGCGGTGGATTGAAGAGGCAGCGCATGGACTGGAGCCGCGTTAGCGGGAACAGCCAGGCTGTGCGTTGCCCCGGAATTTATCCGTCAGCCCGTTCTATGAGCGCTGGCTGACGAATGAACAAAGGAGAACGGGATGCCCGTCTATACCAACACTGACTTTATCGGTCGCTGGCCGGTTGGCTCGGCTGCAGTGGTGACTGCGGATACGCCGGAACGCGCTGCAGAGTTATTAGTCGCCGAACTCACGCGGATTGGCCTTCGCCAGACTGTCCAGGCGTCCGATATGAAGCCGTTCGAATCGACGCAGGAATCGGTCGCCATTCTGTGCGACGGCGACTACTGATCTTCTTTCAGGATTCGCATATCCATCAACTAGGAGTTGACCAATGCACGACTGGCAGCCGATTGAAACGGCACCCCGAGACGGCACCGAGGTTCTGCTGACATGGATGGAAGCTGACGGCCAGCCCCAGGACATCGTTGGCTTGGCGTGGGACCCCAACAGAGAGAACAGCCTCTTCCCGGGCGTTGTAGGCATGTGGTCCGCCAAGAGTGGCAATTACACGTGGTGCGACGCGCACGGCTACGGACCGACGCATTGGGCGCCGATCCCAAAGCTGCACTGATTCCAGCCCGTTCCGAGAGCGAGCTTACGAATGAACAAGGAGATAGAGCATGGCAACCGCAATCATGCTCGCGGGCTGCATCGCAGTAGGAATGTCCGCTGGTTGGCACGGCTTCAAATCCCCCTGGCTTTACATCGGAACTATGGGCCTGTGGCTGGTTCTGCTTGGCAGTGCGTTGAAATCCTAATTCCCCCTGGTGTTGCCTAGCAGCCGTAGCCGCACGAAACGCGGCGCTATCAAGAGAGGCGGTTGAGCGCCGATCAAGCAAGCCAAGTAGCTTCTGTTCTGACGGGGGCTTACCGGCCGGACTTGGGACTGCTCGGGCAGCCGCCTCCCTTGATGGCAGTAGTACCGCCCAGGCGAGGGGCTGGGGATATCGAGAGCCAGGGGCACCGCCGACGTAGGCGCAAGGTTCCAAACCCGGGATCGCATCCGGGGCCATCACCATCCAAAGCAGATGCACTATGCCGCGTCCTGATTTCCTAGGTTAACCAGGGGAAAGCGTGGCCGCTAGTGTGCAGCGAGTAGGCGTCCGCCCTGGCGACGGTAAAGGCCAGGACTCCCCACAGACGACATTGCGGCAGCGCCTTAGCCACGCTGCACAACTCAATTTTCAACACGCGAAAACGGGTACGACAAACCGGTGCTTTATCCGGGGCGCAGTGTCGTCTGTTGGGAGTGAATGCGCAGGCTGATGCGCTACGAGAGCGTCACGGACCCACGAGCCTCTGAAATCGACATGAGTCCACGCCGGAGATCAGCACCGGCCACTCCCTCCCCTTACCCCACACGGAGCAAACCATGGAAATCACGACTTCCCAAGCAGTGGCCACGATGCAGAAGTATGGCGGAAACGGTGTACAGAAGCTGGCCGCTTGCTGGCTTGCTCTGGATTCTGAGAAGCGCCAGCGTTTGGAGCAGGCGTTTGAGCCTGAGTTCAAGCACTACCGCACGATGTATGCGGAAGATGTGAAGGCGGCGGCATGAAGCGCGCCCTCATCCTCGTAGCCATCATATTGGCTGGATGCAACTCTGAAGCTGGCGCCCCGACCATCGACAAGAGCATCAACGCCGATGTTGACGGGTTCACAGGAAATCCGCGCAAGTTCTTCGACGCTGAAACCGGCGTGACTTGCTACTACATCAGCTACAACGCGATGTCTTGCGTGAAGACAAATTAGGAACGCCCATGAGCAAGCCCAATCTGCCTGAGTTGCCCAGCCTGGTGAGCGAGGTCGTCGATGAAGCTTGCTGGAAATTCATTGAGAACCTTCCCCACACCATACCTGGGCCAATCCTTAACGATCTGAAGCCTGCCATTTACGCAGCGTTGTGCCACGCGTTACCAGGCTACGCCGAGGAAGCTGTACGCCAGGCTCTGGCGGAGGTTGCTAAGGCCATATCGACGCAAGCCGATGCCCAGCGGGTCAACTACGAACAAAGCGGCCGCAATTCCTATTACGAAGGAATGGCGGACGGTCTGGACGTTGCAGAGCAAAAGGTGCTCGCCATCATCCCGGAGCCCCGCGATGGATGACCTAAAGCAGATGCTCCGCAACGCCTGGAGATAGACATGGGAACGCGATTCGCCTTCGACCCTCCCGACGAGCTGTACGCAATGAAGTATGCAGAGGTCGCCCGGGGTATCGAGGCGGATCTGTTTACCCATCGCCACTCGCTAATAGAAGCATTCGAGCAGGAATTCCCGGACGAGGACGCGCAGATGCTGGCTTTCATCGCTGGCAATGCTGACAAGCCCGAGAAGATCTTGGAACTGGCGGCGTCCGGACTCTTCGGTATCGCCTGCCGTGACCAGATGACGCTGGCTATAGGCCACGTTGCCGACTATCTAACTAAGCAATTTGTTCGCGGCTTCTGGCCGGAATGGGAGAGTACATGACGACCGAGCACACGCCGGGTCCATGGCGAATCGTGGACAGAGAGGTTATGGAAGACGGAAGCGTTTACCCGTGCCATATCTTGGGTGGATCAGCCGACTTCCAAGTATGCACTCTGGAATCGCCTCAAATCGCAAAGCTTGGCGTCGAGCAACCACACCGGTTCCCCGGCCTGAATGGAGTTCTTGGCCCTAACGCCCGCCTGATCGCCGCCGCGCCCGAGCTGCTGGCCGCCCTCGAAGGCCTCTACGAGGTCGCAATTATCGACAACGACAAGGACTACGCGCGGGTGACGAATGCCGCCGCAGTCATCGCCAAAGCCCGAGGTGAGACATGAAACGCCTGCTGACCTTCCTCAAAATCCACGGCCTCACGATCTTTTTCGGGGCCGTTTTTCTTACTGCTACCTGCGTTGTTCGTCCCACTCTGGACAAGCTTGAGGAAGACCGGATCGCGAAGGATGGCGGCACCAAGTACGCCGCAAAGGATTAGAAATGGCACTCTTTCAACGAGCCACCAATACCCAGGCCTACCTGAAGGCCGGAATCATGGGCTTTGCCGGGGACGGCAAGACCTTCACCGCGTCAGAGATCGCCATTGGACTGGTGGAACTGATGCGCCAGCGCGAACTGCCTGCGGGCAATAACCCGGTCATGTTCCTGGACACGGAGACTGGCTCCGATTGGGTGAAGCCGCGTTTCGATGCAGCCCATATCGAACTGTTCACTGCCAAGACCCGGGCTTTTGTCGACCTTCTGACCGCCGTGCGGGAAGCTGAGTCTTCCGGCTCGGTCCTTCTGATCGACTCCATCAGCCACTTCTGGCGAAACCTGACCGAAGAGTATGCCCAGCGGAAGAATCGCAAGCGCGGCCTGGAGTTCCAGGATTGGGCGTGGCTCAAGGCCGAATGGGGCAAGTTCACCGATCTATTCGTCAACAGCAAGTGCCACATCATCATGTGCGGCCGCGCTGGCTACGAATACGACTTTTTCGAAAACGAGTCCGGCAAGAAGGAGCTGACGAAAACCGGGGTCAAGATGAAGGCAGAGACCGAGACCGGCTACGAGCCTTCGATTCTGATCTTGATGGAGAAGAATCAGGAATTGGTCGAGGGTGGCGGTACTCGAGTCTGGCGGACTGCAACTGTCCTTAAGGATCGCAGCACCCGAATCGACGGAAAGACGTTCGAAAACCCGACCTTCCGCGACTTCCTGCCGCACATCGAGTTCCTGAACCTTGGCGGCGAACACCTGGGCATCGACACCAGCCGCACCAGCGAAGAATTGTTCGCCGAGGACGGTGAGCCGCGCTGGCAGAAGGAAAAGCGCATGAAGGAAATCGCGCTGGATGAGATCGCCGAGATCATCGGCAAGCACCACCCGGGGCAATCTGCTGACGCCAAGAAAGCCAAGGGCGATCTGCTCGAAGACGTGTTCGGCAGCCGCTCCTGGGAGCGCATCAAGTCCTTCGACTGGCCGACTATCAACATGTTCCGGGACGATCTTTGGGTCAAGCTCGAAGGCAAGCATTACGCCTGGGAGAAACCCGACGCTCCCGCTGAACCGGAGGAAGAGCCGGACCACACCAACCTTATCCCTGAAGGTGAACCTGCATGAGCAATGACCTGAACCGCTGCGAATTCATCGGGAGGCTGGGCAAAGACCCTGACGTCCGATACTCACCTGAAGGCGCTGCCGTCTGCAACCTGTCCTTGGCTGTTGGCTGGAAAACGAAGGAGAAGGAAGGCGTCGAATGGGTGCGCATCGTGGCGTTCGGCAAGCTGGCCGAAATCTGCGGCGAATACTTGGCCAAGGGCAAGCAGATCTATGTTTCGGGTCGCATGACAACGCGGAAGTGGACCGACAAGGACTCAGGCCAGGACCGCTACAGCACCGAAATCGTCGCCGACCAGATGCAGATGCTCGGCGGCAAGGGTGATGAGGTCGACCGCGAACCGAAGCAGCCGACCCAGCGCCAGCAGCAGCGCAATAGCAGCTACGCACAGCAGCGCGGAGAAAGCGGTTCAGTCGTAGCTGACGACGATTCGATCCCCTTCTAGGCTCCCCCGGCAGTCCCCCCCAGTAACCACCCTATGGAGACCCCCGCAGCATCTGGCGGGGCTGCCCCCTCTTTGCCTGGAGATCCCCATGCGCAATGAAGACAAATGGCATCCCGACGAGGACGACGATGACATCGTTGAAAGCCTTCTCATCGCCTGGGGCCTTCCGGGCGCAATCATCGGGCTGGCGCTCTTTAACGCTGGCCTCTACTTCCTCTGGCGCTATCTGCTGACCCTTTTCACCGGAGCCTGACATGACCCCCATCCCCGCCGGCTGGACGCTGGTACCGATTGAACCGACCGAAGAAATGCTAGTTGCCCTGGGTGGCATGGGCTGGATGGTCCAACAAAAGCCCGAAAACTACGCCGCCATGCTCGCCGCCGCCCCATCCCCCGCCTCTGTAGCGCCTGGGGATGCGCAGGACGAGCGCCAGGCGTTCGAGGCGTGGTTTGCTCGTCGTGGCGTCTGGCCTGCTCTGTGCTTCGAGGAAGTCTTTATCGCCGGATGGAATGCGCGCCCCGCTGACGCTCCCGCTGCTGGCGATGCGCTGGATGCGGCGCGGTATCGCTGGCTGCGCGACCCGCAAACCGATGTGGCCTTGGTGCTGGATAAGCGCACGGGATATGTGCCGGTAGATGAACGATTCCCCAACGTTGGCGGGTATCACACGTACGAATATCGTGCTGGCGAAGAACTTGACGCCGCCATTGACGCCGCCCTCGCCGCCCAGGTCCCGCAGCAGGGAGAGGCGTGATGGAAGGCGCCCGCGATTCTGAACAGGTTGTCGCCGATCTGCTGGACGCACTCCAACAGTTGCACGCGCTGGTATGGGGCGAATGCCCGTCACTGCTGAACGAGGATAGCGGCGGAAACTCTACGCTCGATATGCAGATCCACAGCGCCATCGAATCGGGCCAACGCTACCAAAAGGGGAACACGTAATGGAAGTGGCCGCCCTGTTCGTCGAGACGGATGGGACCTATTTCGGTGTGCCTGGTGTGCAGCCCTGGGACGAGCCCCGGGACGCGCGGTCCTACACTGGCCCGCATCCCGTCGTGGCCCATCCTCCCTGCCAGCGGTGGGGCCGGTACTGGCACGGCGCCCCGAATAAGCCGCATCAGTTCCGCATGGGAGAGGACGGCGGATGCTTCGCCGCGGCGCTCACGGCTGTGCGCAACTATGGCGGCGTGATTGAACATCCGGCCGATTCTCATGCCTGGGCGTGGTTCGGCCTGCGCCGTCCGCCGAAGTCTGGCCGCTGGATTCGCGCCGACGCCCTGGGCGGTTGGACATGCCACGTCGAGCAAGGGCACTACGGCCATCTATCGCGCAAGGGTACGTGGCTCTACGCCGTAGGGACGGACCTGCCTGAACTGAAGTGGGGGCCGTCCCCCCAGCGCATCCACCCGCGCGCCATTGAACTGCACGGCTACGAGAAAGCCAGACGCATCGGGATGATGGCCATGGTGGGCGGCAAGGACAAGACCCGCATCCGCAATGCCACCCCTCCCGAATTCCGCGACGTGCTGCTGGCCATCGCCCGCAGCGCTGGGACACCTACAGACAAGGAACTGGACCTATGACCGACGAAACCAAAACCGCCCTGCTGTCCAAGCTGCGCGCCCCTGTAGCCGATGAATCGCCCATACGGCGAGCCCTTGTCGCGGCGTCGAATTACATCGACACGCTAGGTGGCTCCAGCAAGCCATACCGCGCCGCCCTGGCAAGCGCCCCTGTAGCCGGGGAGGCGCGTATGCCTCCGGGCTACCGCGTCAAAGTGGTGGAGGGGCACGGCTACAGGATCACCGCGCCGTCCGGGTCGGATTGGGTCGCGCACAGCGGCACGCCTGCCGGGGACCTTATTGCAGCGCTCTATGCCGCGCCCCAGGCCAGTGAAGCAGTTCCTATCGGTCTCCTGGCTACTGAGCACACCGGTATGCGCGTCGACTACAGCGGTCTGCTCAAACAGGCGCGCAGCGCGCTTGAGCATGGCGAAACGGAGCCGGCACTGGCGGAAATGCTGCGCCAGTTCGCCGGCCACCTAGAGGAGTTGGGCCAGCGCTGGTATGCCGGAGACGTAGCTGTCGTCGACGAGTTGCTACAGCTCTATTGCGTCGAGTCGGAGGTCCGCCCCGCCCTGTCCGCGCAACCGGGAGCGCAGAGAACGGGAGGCAGCGATGCGGTCCCGAATGAGCCGCTGCGCGTTTTCTCCGCTGGCATGTGGACGTATGACGGCACGGGCCAAGCGTTCAGCCACACCGAACTTGACGAGGCGGCTTTCGTCACCTACCGCGACGCCTTGTCCGCGCAGAAGGAGAAGATCGATGGATGACCTAATGAAGATCGACCCCGCCACCGGGCTGACGCGGCCCTATCCCAGCCATGCCGCCCAGTGGCGCGAGTTCAACGGCAAGACCGCGTGGCTGTTCAATCCTTGGACCGGCGAACGGCGCAATGCTCAGGATGTCGGATCCGATCCGTTCGGCTTCCTAATCGTCCCCGTAGATATGGACATCGCGATCGTGGAAGCCGCCAGATGAACTACTACCTCGATACCGAGTTCGACGGCTTCGGCGGTCCGCTGCTGTCCCTGGCGCTGGTCCGTGAGGATGGGGCCTCGCTGTACCTCGTCTACCAGGACCACGCCGCCCAGCAGCCTTGGGTGCGTGAGAACGTCCTGCCGATCCTGCGGTCCGTGCCGTTCCCCGTGTCGGTAGTCAACTGCCGCCACCACGGCGGCGCATACCGCATCGCCGAGTTCCTGCTTGGGGATCCAGCACCACACATCAACACTGATTGGCCGGACGACTTGCGCTACTTCTGCCAGGCCATCATCACGGCCCCAGGCCAGATGGTGAACATCCCGCATCTGTCGTTTGAAATCCACCGCGTGGACGCCTACCCCACGGATCTACCCGGCGCGGTCCAGCACAACGCGTGGTGGGATGCGATGGCGCTACGGCACATTCTGACCCACCCCAAGCAGCACAACGACGGAGGCGCTGTTTATGACTAATTAATGAGTCATAAGAAGCCAATATGCATCATTAATGGATCAATCATGAACAAAGAAGAACTAGAGCAGATCGCCCAGCGCCCTAGCTGCTGCAAGCCCTTCGGAGCGAGCGTCACGCTCAGTGTTGGCGAGCGCGATGAGCTGGTGGCGATGGCGAGAGATGGTGAGCGTGCCCAAACGCTTGTTGCAGCGCTGCATCTTGCAGAGTGCGAAATGCGCTATGCAGGTTGGTTTGCAACGCAGACCGACAACGTTGGGCGACAGCCTGCCTATACGGCTGTTTGCGCGGCGCTCGCGTCTGTTGATGCCGTTGTGGCGAAGGAGGAAGCGTGAAGGTATCCGAACTGGAAGGCGCGTTGCTTGACGCCTGGGTAGCAAAAGCCCACGGGATGGTCGGGATGGAACACCCCATAGCGAAGGGGAAGCCCCTGACGCGATTCTGGGGCTACGACAAAAGGGACGGCGTGCATGCTGGGCCACGGGTTGCTGTCACCGTGTTCAGACCATCAACGGACTGGAGTTGGGGCGGCCCGATCGTCGAGCGGGAGAAGATTTGGCTTTCTGACGAGGAAGATAGCTGGATAGCCTCCTGCCCGCCCCACGTCGATACCGGAACCGGGCGAGACCTGATCCAGTCCGGGAAAGCGCCCCTGGTCGCTGCCATGCGCGCTTACGTCGCCAGCAAGTACGGAGAAGAAGTACCCGATGAATGA